ATGACCACATCTATGATAAAAGGGAATCCGCTGAAACTGATGCTGCAGTTTGCGCTTCCTTTATTATTAGGAAATTTGCTGCAACAGACTTATAATATTATTGACGCTGCGATCGTAGGACAGATCCTTGGCGCAAAAGCGCTGGCAAGTGTAGGAGCCAGCAGCAGTATTCAGTTTCTGGTACTGGGATTCTGCATGGGAAGCTGTACAGGGTTTGGTGTTCCTGTAGCTAAATATTTTGGCGCAGAGAAAATAGAAAAAATGCGGGATTATATCTTTAACAACCGTAGCAAGAATTCCCTCACCTCTATAGGGACGCTACTGAAAAACTATTTTTATACACATTATATAGTAGATTAAAACAAATAAAAACACTTTATATTGTACTGCTTTATGCAAAATAAAGACTTTTTCAGTGGCGTCCTATAGGTGAGGGGATGAATTGCACATTCGAGCATGTCTGCTCAAATTCATAAAAAATCACAAAAACACTTGTTCTGATACAATAAATATATTATAATAGAAAAGAAGAACAATATGCTCTTTAATTTTCATTCAGTGTTTTTGGCTGATCATGGTTATGAAATATAGCAGAAAGATGCTAGACGATAAGATGTCAGAGAGAGCAAAAGAAATCTTGAAATATAGTACCTGTTGAAACAATCCATCAGTATATAGAGAGTCAGGGTGAGAAAGATAAATCGGGCAGTAAAAATAAGGATCTATCCAAATAAAGAACAGGTTACTATCAGTTACTACTACAAAAAGGTCATAAAAAAATGACCTTTAAATTCTTGTAATCGTCAATCTGGATTTCTTTAATGACTGATCTCCAGAGCTGACGGCGTTCTGCTGGTTCCAATGTCTGATATATAGAATCCAGATCCATCTTTAAGAGCTTCCGGATTGGAGCCAGATCTTTCTGCTCCTGGTTACGTGGGAGATTCTCCAATTCTTTTATATATTTCTCTTTATCTCTTTTTAGTTCATCCATAGTAATTATGTCATTTACGTACAGATCTTTCAACTTATCAATTTTTCTCAGGAGTGCTGCTCTCCGGGAATCATAATCAATCACTTTAGCACTTGTAATTTCATATTCTGCAATATGCTCCTGCAGGAGAGGCTTGATATTTGCAATCAGGTACCTTTCTATACATGATTCGAATATAACTTTGCGATTGCTGCAACGCTTGCTTGGATAGGCGCCATGACATTTGTAGAGAGGATATTTGTAAAAGCCACCAGCCTTTTTCTTTATTTTTCGTGTAGCACCAGAAAATGAATGACCGCAGTGAGCGCAGCGGAGTAAACCACTAAATATATAGTTATATTTCTGGCTGATTTTGACATTAATAGCAAGCAGCTCCTGTACACGCTCAAACAGATCCAATGGAATGATGGCAGGACAATAATGATCGTTATCACGGAACACACCAATATATTTTTTATTTTTTAAGATTGCAGTTTTAAGATTGCTTTGAGTCATAACGATACCCATATCAGATTCCAGATGCGTGATTGTCTGGTTCAGGGAATTGCAAGCAGCATAAAACTGGAAGATATGCAGCACCTTTTCAGCGTCCTGATTAGGTACAAGATGTTTGTTTTCAACGGAAAATCCGAGAGGTGCTTTTCCGGCCAGAACTTCACCCTGCCGGTATTTATAGTCAAACACATCCCGGATCCGGACAGAATCGTTCTCTGCTTCCAGCTCTGCAAAGGTCATAGACTGTGCGACGAAAGCCCGGCCATGCGGTGTGGTCGTATCAAAGTACGGCTGATCGACAGCAAGCCAGTCGCAGTGATTCGCTTCGAGAATCGCCTGCGTATTCAGATAATGTCTCAGACTACGGAACCAACGGTCAAGTTTAGTAAATATAATCAGATTCACGCGTCCGAGTCGGACATCATCAAGCAACTGCTCAAAATCTCCACGTTTGATTTTCCTGCCGGAGATTCCATCGTCAATGTAGGTTCCGGCCAGAACCATGTTTTCTTTGGATGCAATATAGGCTTTGCAGGTAGAGAGCTGTTCATCAATACTGTCTCCCTTTTTCGCCTGTCGGTCTGTGGAGACACGTACATATATAGCAACATTTGTTATACTCATAACATATCACTCCTTAAAAATGGGTATAAAAAATACACCTATGCAGGCGTATCAGTTCGTGCTATAATTCTAATTGTCTGGAAAAGAATTGTAGCATCAACTGATAGCTGCAGAGTTTTCACGAAGTCGTCCTGGTGCGCCAACACTGGGGCGATTTTTATTTGATTGAAATAGAATCATAAAATAGCTTCGGATATTATTCTATCGAATTCACGTATATCAATATCTTTTCCGAGATTTATCTTTATGTGTCCAACCATAGTCCATAACTCTACTTCTGAATTTACATCAAAAATTTTTCCAGCATTTTCAGTGGAATACATTTTAATTGAAGAATATGGAAGAGAATAAGTTTCAACTTTTTTACCGGTTAATCCTTGAGCATCTCTCACTATGATTCGTTTATTGGTGAAGATTGCAATATCACGAATGGTCTTGAACGCATGTAAAACGGTTTCACCAGAAATAAGTGTTTTCGAAACATCATCAGGAACTTGACATGGAGCGTTAAAAGTCCAGGTTAAAGTTGATTCTAATTGAGCAGCTGACATAATGAAATCTCCTTTTTAATTAGCGTGTTTTAGTTGGAAAAACTTACCGGTAGTATTATGATGAGTTTCCCTCTTATAATGTTTCCTGCACCCAGCTGTTACTTACTAACGGGAAGGTGTGGAAACGATGGTGAAAAGAAAATACATACATTACGGCAACTGCAAAATATACGCTTTGTATTATCACAGCAACAATACTATATATATTAATCTTGACTTTAATGGGGGAACTCAAATCATAATACTTAAATAGTTAGTTGCAGCTGGGTGTTTTATTATCCAGCATTTGTTTTTTCATCACCTGTAACAGGTGGGTGCATAATTTCTAATTCTTCTGGGCTGTCTGGAGCACCACCAGCACCCATAAGATTCTCTTTAAAGTGATTCAGGATCTGTCTCCGGATCGCTGGATCGATTTCAAAATAAGTCTTAATAATTTCCTTTTCAAGATCTGTCGCATTATGCTGCGCGACAAATTCATCAAGACTGAATGTTTCTGGTTGTATGTGCATAGGCTCTGTGCCGTTTCGCAACCATTCTTCACTTATTTCGAATTTTTCACAAATATCTTCGATTAGTCGGTCGCTGGGACTTCCTGTCTTTAAGAGTTTGCTCACGTATGGTTGAGTAATATTTAATTTTTGAGCAAATGCAGTTTTGGTCATGCCTGACTCTTCTATTAGTAAGGCAATTCTTTCTTGCATAGTACTAATCTCGTTCACCTCCCTTAACTGAGTTAAGTATAACAAAAAGAATATTAATAGTCAATATAAAACATAACTGAGTTATGAAAAAAGTGTTGACAGTATAACTGAGACATGATAATGTATAACTAAGTTAAGAGGGAAGGAGATGAAGGACAATGAAAATCTATGAAGCGGTAGAAAAAGCGCTGAAAGAAAAGAAGCCGATCACAAGAATGGGTTTGCGTGATTTCGGTTTTAGTATTTTTCCAACAGATTCCAGCGACTGCTGTTATCTCATTCCAAAAGATGAGAAACAGCAGCCTGCAAGATGCTGGAATCCAACTGCCAATGATCTGCTGGCTGACGATTGGGAATTAGTTACCAAGGAATAAACTTGGAAACAAAGTCAGCTACAGATAAAAAAGTTTCTTTGGGAAGATCTTCCATGTAAGCAATTGCATCATTTGAAAGAACACAATGATAGACTTCGTTGTCTGCGTACGTGTTTTTCAAATAATTGTTTTTGCCGAGCTGTCTTAAAGAATGATCTATATCCTCATAAGACATTTCAGGGAAGAAATTTTCATGGACAGATCTTCCGGAAACAAAGTTGCTGGATTCTGAAATTGATAAACCGGTTTTTCTGCGGTTCAGATATTCAGAATACAGCTTGTATAAAATCTGTTTGTCCTGTTTTGTAAGTAACATCTGTTTGCTCCTTTCTGTGTACTCGGATGTAAAAACATCCTGTATTTACAGAATAGGGGTGGAAGTCAAAATAATCAATCAGATTCGTTCGACAATCTGATTAAAAATTTATAAAGAAGAGGAGATGAAAGATATGTCACAGAAGAACATGGAAGTAATGTTGAACATGGAAGACAAAGCCGAAGCAGAAGAATTAACGACATTTTTGAAGTCTGTAAACATCACAAAGCAGACACTGATGGATACATTCCTGAAAGGCGTCAAGGTGGGTGCAAGCATGTCGGCTCAGAAAAAGCCGGCATAAGGGAGGGACGACCTTGATTGAAAGATGGAAAGATATTCCAGGATATGACGGCAAATACCAGGCGAGCACAGAGGGGAACATCCGGAGAACTTTGAAATCCGGACAGTTTCGCAGCATGACTCCCTATCACAAAAAAATGAAAGGGAGTCAGCGCCTGGTTGTGAAGCTCACAAAAGACGGAAAAGCGAAAGAGGAGATAGTTCTCTCCCTGATTGCAAGGACGTTTTTAGGACCTGTTCCTGACGGTGCGGTTCCGTATCATAAGAACGGAATGCAGTCTGAGAATCACATAAACAATATAGCATACATACCCAGACAGGAACTTGGAAAGCTGACCGGTTACAGTTCCAGAAATAAAATAGTCGTGAAATTGGACAGTTGCGGACAGGATGTGGAATATTACAGATCTGCGAGAGAAGCAGCGAAAAAGAATTTTTTGAGTCGACAAGCTATCACTGATCGTTGTAACGGGAAAACAAAACGCGGACCGGCTCCGGATGGATACGAATATGCCTGGGACAACAGCGAAGCAAGCCGACGCAAAGCAATAAGACGCCTGGAGCTGGCTGGCGGATATACACCAATGCCGACAGCTCCTGCAGTAGAATTTGAGTTTTAGGAGGGGGAAGAAGATGGAAACGCAAGGAACATTCAATACGGTAAGATTTTACGAAACCCTTGCCATGATCCTCTCAAAGAAGCATGGCGTTGAGATCACCGTAAAAGTGAAGGAAAAGTCAAAAGAAAAAGAGGAAACAGCTTGAACTATGACAACTACATAAGGAGACAAGAAATGGAACGAAAAATAATAATTTCATTGGTATCCGGGTACCTGGTTTCTATGCTGCCGATCTGGACGATCGACAGCAGAATGCAGGAAATCCTCCTAACATTTGCAGTATCTTTCTGCATCCTCTCCAGCCTGATCTGGATTGAGGAGAGGATACAGGACATGAAAAAAGCCCTCACGTTGGCGGACGTGAGAGCAAAAAGAAAAAACAACCTTTTCAAATAGTATAAAGAAAATACGGGGAAATGTCAAGGAGGAACGGGAATGATAAAAAAAGATTTTGATGGCTGGATTGAATTTGTGGAGAAAATCGTAAAAGCAGATAAGGAAGAGGCTGCAAGACTCTACTTAGAACGTACACAGTTATGGGTAGATAAATTGCAGAAAAATCTGGAGATTATGCCGAGCGGAGATATAGCTTTTGCCATAGCTGCATTACATATCATCACAGAAGGAATCGAAAAAGAAAACCCAGAGGCGACAGCTATATCAAAAAGATTGATTAATGGCATAGATTTTGAAACTAAGTCAGGAACAATTCACGACATGACGGAAACAGCCGCGAGAACATATTTTGAAGCAATGAAAAAAGATATTATGTAAACTAGAAGATGGCAACACCGGATCCTTGAAAAGTTAATGAAAGTAAGCCGAAAAAGCAGGGGAACAAAAGCCCCTGTTGCTTACTTGCTAAGAGTATTAAAGATGGATTCAAAACAGGGGATACGATAATGAGTTACATGTGTAAAAGAATGAGGTTCCGGAATGCCATAGAGGTGTATGAATATCACACGGCAAAGTATGGAGCACCAGGACAGGAGAGGCAGGAGAAAAAGAAAGCCACTCCGGAACAGATGGCAAAGAGGAACAGATACAACAGGGAGAGGTTGGCAAGGTGGAAAATCCGGAACAATTTTGATGTAGATGATTATTTCACAAGATTATCATACGAGAAGGACAAAAGACCGGAATCCATGGAAGAAGCAAAGGAAGACTGGAAAGCATTTCTGCAGATACTCAGAAGGGAATACAAGAAAAGAGGAGCAGAACTGAAATGGATGCGGAATATAGAAGTCGGTACAAGGGGAGCCTGGCACATTCACATCATAGTGAACAGGATTCCTGACACGGACGTTATTCTTGCGAAAGCGTGGAAATACGGACAGATACAGAATCAGCTTCTGTATCAAAAAGGCGAGTTTGAGAAACTGGCCAACTACATAACGAAGACACCGGAGACGGACAAGAGACTGAGAGAGGCAAACTATTCCGCATCACGCAATCTTCCAATTCCGGAGCCAGAGAAAAAAGTATATAAACACTGGAAAACATGGGGAAAAGTCAGAGTGCCGAAGGGCTGGGAGGTGGAAAAAGACTCACTGCATGAAGGCGTGAATGATCTGACAGGCTACCAGTACCGATCTTACACTCTGATTAGAACAGTTCGACTGCCAAAACAGGAAAAGAAGAAAGCAAAGAAAAAGAGGGAAAGGGCATGAAGGTAAACATATATCTGGAGACAGATAAACAGTCTCAGGAATGTATGCAGCGTAAATATGGGTACGTGATCGAAACGATATTCAAAGGCACACCGATAACCAGAGAGGGATTCGGAAGCATTGAGGGGACATATCACAAGACGAACCTGCAAGCCCTTATAAAAGCCCTGGGACATTTTCACAAAGAATGTGAAGTATGCGTATATACAAGAGACGCATTTGTTGCAACGCGGATTCTGAAAACTGACGACATGATGGCAGCAGGATTCAAGGATACAAAAGGAAAACCGATAAAGAACGCCCAGGAGTGGGAGAAAGCCTGCAAGAAGCTGCAGGAGTGCAAGATCACAATATCCTCACAGACTGGGAAACATACATACTCAGCATGGTTACAGGAGGAAATGAAGAAACGTGAAGCCGGAGGAGATATGGGGGAAGGGATGGAGCCTGAGACCGGAACAGAACCCGGCAGAAATGGAGTATCTGGGTGAGATCATTAAATCCGGATACAGATTCACATACTACAAAGACCGGAAAGGAGGGATTTACTTTGAAAGCGAACCAGAAGGAGGAAAACCTGAATGGATGCGCCGCGCCGACGAAGACCGAAAGCGAAGGAATAGACACAGACATTGAAGCCCTGGAGACTTACATCTGCGACAATATCTGTCAATACAGAGAGAAGACAACCAGCCAGGAAGCACTTGAGTATTATTTCTGCAGTTCGTGCGAAATGAGTAAGCACATAAGCAAAATAAAAGCAGAATATGACAAAATCAATTCTTTTGAACACAGTGAAGCATGGAAACTTATGCAGAAGTACAGAAAAATTACGCTCTGCAAAGAATGCGTGCAAAGACAACATCTGAAATCAGGAAGAAGCATATGCAGAATTTATGGCACTCTGGGAGGATTCCTGGAAGAAGATGAAGGATGTAGCCGGGGCGAAGAATGGGAATAACAAAGAAAAGGGGAAACGATTATGAGAACAATCGCAGTAATAAATTTAAAAGGCGGAGTGGCTAAGACGATCACATCAAACAGCATTGCGTACATCCTTGCAAACCAGGGATACAGAGCGCTCCTGCTTGACAACGATAAGCAGGGGGACGCATCGAGAGGATTGAACCGACGCACCCAGGACGGAGAGGGCATTGACAGGATCATGACGACGCGGCATCCGGAAGACTGGATGCACAAGCTCATCAAAAAAACAGATTTTGAGAATCTGGACGTGCTCCCGGCAAACATGCGTCTGCTTACAGCAAATCAGACGGTCATGCTGGATCAGACACGCCCGCAGCAGTATCGTATCAAGAACGCACTCGAATGTGTCAAGGATCTGTATGATTTCTGCATCATTGACAATGCACCGGATATTAATATCTCCACGATCAATGCGCTGACAGCGTGCAATGATGTATTGATTCCTGTCGAAATCGACGACAACACCGGAGAGGGACTACCGGAGCTTGTCAATCAGATCCGGCATACGCGAGAGGACCTGAACGAAGATCTTGAGAATTATTGGATCTTTATCACGAAATACGACAGAAGAAACGAAGCGCAGCGACAAGGGCTGGAGCTGATCCAGGCAGCAGAATACCCGATGTTAAAAACACGTATCAGATATTCCAGAAAAGTATCAGAGTGTACATACGCGAGAATCCCGATTCCGAAGTACTCACCGAGATCTTTAGCTGCAAAGGACTATGAGGACCTTGTAACAGAGTATATTGCAGAGCTGAACATATCAGGAGGTGAGGAGTAATGGCTTTTAACCTTGCCGATATGGTTGCGAAACGTCCGAAACAGATACAGGAAGAAAACTCAAGTGATACGGTGTACAGAGACGTGTTCAAACTAATCCCATCGAAAGCGAATTTTTACGGGGTCAAGCCGGAGAAACTGCAGGGATTGAAGAACTCTATACTGCTGTTCGGAGTGATGCAGGATGTCCTGATCGAAGAGAGGGACGGAGAGGATTACATAATTTCCGGACACTGCCGGACAATGTGCTGCAGGATGCTGGTAGAGGAGGGACATGAAGAGTTTCGAAAGATAAACTGCAAATATACAAAAGTAAAAGATAATGCACGTAAGAATTTGATTGAGGAAAACTGCATTAACGGTTCGACAACAAGGGAAAATGACGACGCAATATCAAAGTTGCTTGAACGCCTGTCTGTTATCCAGGCGAACCGGTTTAGGGATAAATCAGACTGGGAGAAGATGCGAGAAGCTCTGGATACCGAGGAGATCATAAAAGAACTGAAAAACCTTGCTGGACTGAAAGGCAAAACAAGAGACATCGTACGAGAAACGATCGGCGTATCCGGAACACAGATGGAAAGATACCACGCAGTCCAGAAAAGACTCAGTGCTGAATGGATGGCAGAGTTTGAGGCGGAGAAGATCAACATCACCGTGGCCCGTGAGCTTGCTGATCTGGATGAAAAATACCAGAAGCAGGCTATGGAGCACTACATGGAGCACGACATCATAACGCAAGCGGAAGTAAGAGCTTTTAAGAAACTCCAGGAAGACAACAGAGACATTCCGGGACAGTTCACGCTTGCGCAGGCAACCGGGCGGCAGAGACCGCCAGAGAATGAGACACCGGTACAACCAGAATTGCAGATAGAGCGACTGTTTGAAGCATTGAACAAAGGCGAGAGAGAAAGAGTCGTCAAATGCGACACAAGAATGGCTGCATATTTAATCAGCATCAGATACAGAGACGTCAGGATCAGAAATGGACATTTTAATTATCAGACAGGGAAAGAGGGAATCATTTTCAATCCGGACGATACAATGCAGCATACGCTCACATGGAATGAGCTGGCGGAAGAACTGGTGAAAAGATACGGAAAGAAACAGAAGCCGGTGAAAATGGTGTCCATAGATGCACCAGAGAAGCCAGAAAAGAACAATTCATCAGCGCATAGACCAGTGGAACCGGAAAAGAGCTGCTTTTCGGCAGCAGAAGCACCGGACAATAAGCAGCAGGAACATATTGTTGAAGATAACAAAACGCCTGAAAACGATTCTGTTGAAGTCAACAAGATCGCGGAGTGTTCCAGCGACACATTACCGGAAATGAAAAATAACGATCAGCGTAAGGCGTGGCTCAGAGCCTACAAAGACTGGGGACTCTGGTATGAGGATAAAAACATAGGCGTCAAATATTATAAATACGATTTCCAGAACGGAGCACGACTGATTGTGGAAGAATATGCACCGGATCCAGGAGAACAAAAAAGCTGGCGGGTGTCAAGAATGACAGAAACATATTACATGCACCTAGTAGGCGGACCTGAACCGGATCGAGTTGGCGGAGTGCCAAAATGGACATATCATGCACGCTATGATAAATTTCCAAACTCAGAAACCGAATTGTGTGAGTTCTTAAAAGGTTTACAGAAGTAGCGGGAGGAATAAAAGATGCAGGAAAAGGCGCTTGTTGCTCACTTAGAGTTACATAAAAAAGTAGTAAAAAACGCCTGGATACTCAGTTACGAGGGCCGCAAGGTCCTTGTGATTGAATTTCAGGAAACTGTCACAGAAGATGAAAGCATTGCGTATATCTTCGCCCTGGCTAAAAGCCTGGTATCAGGAAAAGGCAGCGAAACACTCAGCCCGGAGCTGATGAAGATGGTAAAAGGAACCTATATCCGGATCCTGGACGAAGAGATGAAGAAACTTATTGATAACGGAATCGAAATGCAGAAATAAAGAATGATGTTCAAAGGAGACAGGAGACATGGACGGCACGGCAACAATTAGCTTAGACACACTGGACGAACTGAGAGAAAAGGCAGAAGAGGCACGATTGGCAACGAACCGGAGCAAGAAGTTCACAAGCAAGCTGATGGACTGCTATGAGTTCGATACAGAGAAATACAACAAAGCACTGGAAGAGATTGACAACAAAGAAGACCTGACAGACAATCAGTGTTCGAAACTGATTAGAGAAGCGATGGTGAAACACCTGAAAATTGTAGTGGACCCGGAGATGCTGAAAGAGCTGATTCGGGAATACATTGACGAGGAAACATCCGACGAGCATCTGGACATTGCGCGAGCAACCCTGAAAGAATTGAAACAGATTCAGGTAGTACTGAAAGAAAAGTGAAGTGGAGGAAGAAAATGGAGAAGACTTGCAAAACCTGTAAAGAAAATGATTGTGGTCTTTGCGATCGCACCGGCCGCCTGGCAGAGGACGACGATCAGTGCGAAAAATGGACGGGCAAACAGACAGACTGGAGAACTAGAATGATGCAAACGTTCCTTGCCGGACATTAAGGAGGGCGAAATGGTCAAAAAACTGTATGAGGTAAGAAACAGATCCGGTGACCTGATATTAGAGAATGCGACAAGCGGAGAAATTAGAGAAGAACTGCATTGCACAACGGCGCAGGTCAACAACGCCAGAACCTCCGGAGATCACATTTTCGGAGAATACAAAGTAGAGGAGATTGACAGGAAATTAAGCAGAAAGACGGATTTTGACCTGCTGAGAGAATTTGAGTCCGTCTGCGATCAGCTGTTAGGCAGCAGGAAAGGAAAGAAATGAATAAGAGACAGAAAAAGAAACTATACAAGCAGGAAATCGGCAAAAATCCGCCGAAGAAAATGAAGTATTCCGGGAAAAGCTATCACCGGGCAATAAACAAGCCGTGGGGAGGAAAGAAAACGACAGTAAACTACTCCTGGGACTGCGAGAAGCTGAAAGAAATTGTAACACAATTCACAAAAGCATGGGCCGGTAACAGGGTAACGATAAAAAAGGCAGCGGATGCACTGATAAAACTGTTTGCAGGCATAGGAATCAACATTTCCGAAGTTTCGGAAAGTTCATACGCAGTAAATACGAGAAATGTGGTAAATACAACAAAAACATTGACAGCACACCGCAGAAAAAGAGGTGAATGGAATTGAACTATGCAACAGCAGAAGCAGAGGACAACAGAGAGAAGATTTTGAAATTTATCGCTAAATACATAAAGCAGCACTGCTATTCACCGGCCATTTATGAGATCGCGACAGATACAGGACTGTCAAAGGCAACAGTCAGAAGACATATAACAATGCTGCTGGAGGATCACATTCTTGAGACGGAACATCCGGGAGACTCAAGAGCGTATCGCATCAAAAATACAAAAATAGTAATGGTAAAGGAGAAGAAGACAAATGGAAATGATAATTCAAAATGAAACCGGTAATTTTACACTGCATGTACGGATCTCAGACTCGAAAGAATATGATTTTCTCAAGGATGTGACAGAGCTGGCACGAAAGTATGATTTCGAAAATGATGATTTTGAGATTGAAGATCCGGAAAAGGAAACAGATCAGGTACCGGAGACAACGATTAGTGAAGCTGCAGAAGAATACAAAGGATTTTTACATATTCGTTGCGAAGAATGTGGAGAGACAATCTCGTACAACGCAAAAGAGCCAGAGACACAGCACAAATGTAAGAAATGCGGACACGTAACACAGCTTAGAGCTTTAAAACCAATGTATGCAGAGTGCAAAGCCTGCGGAAGTTCATGGAAGTACATGACAAACAGAAACACTGCAGAACTGACGCAGGAATGCTTACAGTGCGGAAATTTGATCGACATGGAAATGAACTCACGCCGCACAGCATATGTAACAAAAACGAAACGGGGGGGGTCAAGACCTCCAAGAAGTAGATTCAAGAGGAGAATGTGATGAATAAAGTAATTTTAATGGGACGTTTAACCAGAGATCCGGAAGTGCGCTACGCTTCCGGAGACAACCTGGCAATTGCCAGATATACACTTGCAGTAGACCGGAGATTCCATCGTGACGGCGAAGCAACCGCAGACTTTATCAATTGCGTGACTTTTGGCCGCGCTGCGGAGTTTGCAGAGAAATATCTGCGACAGGGAACTAAAATTGTTGTTTCTGGACGCATCCAGACCGGCAGTTACACGAACCGAGATGGACATAAGATCTACACAACAGAGATCGTAGTAGAGGAACAGGAATTTGCAGAGGGAAAGAACGCCGGATCCGGCAGCAGTCGCCCACAGCCAGCTCCTGAAACAGATCCAGACGGTTTTATGAATATTCCGGAGGGAATAGAGGAAGAAATGCCGTTTTGATGAAAAGGAGAAAAACATGACGAGATTAACTAAAAGAAATGGTAGAAATATCACATATAACGAAAAACGAGAATTTATATGTTCACATTACTGCAATAACTGTTCGCGTGGAACTGGTGATTGTGAAATTTTGAAAACCATGATTGAAAAACTTGCTGATTACGAAGACGCGGAGGAAATGAAAGAAAATGGATGCTAAAGAGGTAAAAGTGATTGTAAACCAGAAGAGACAGACAAACTGGTTGACAGATTATCATGCAAATTATAAGAAAAAGCTGGAGGAACACAGAAATGCAGTCATTTCCGAAGCAGAAAAAGAAAAAAAGGAGTAAAAAGAAAGAACCGGAAAGGCCGAGTATCATGCACAGCAAAGAAAGTGGCACTTGCTATCTTTGTATGAAACTGCATAACAATTACAGACGATACCAGGCACTCCAGGAACATCACATATTTGGAGGGTGTCCGAATCGGACACATTCAGGACATTACGGGTTAAAGGTGTATCTCTGCAATATACATCATCTTGCAGGAACAGGACCGGAAGCTGTACACGCAAATAAGAAGATCATGGCCATGCTGCATGAAGATGGACAGAGAGCTTTTGAGGAAAACTGGGGAAGCAGAACAGAGTTTATGAAGATCTTCGGAAAAAATTTTATAATGGAGGATTAAAGCTATGATGGACATAGGAGACGTAAAGAAAGTTATTGATAACGTAGCACAGAAGCCATTCCTTTGCAGCGACACTGAGATTGAGACACAGAACGAATACATAATCACAACAAAAGCACATTATGAGGAACTTCTGATTGCGAAAGGAAAAGAAACCCCTTGCAGAGTTTCGCAGAGAGAGGACGGCCTCTGGGAGTGTCCGGTATGCGGAGCAACAGACCAGCATGGACATAACTACTGCGATCAGTGCGGACAGAGACTGGGATGGGAAGACCAGATATAAAAGCAGAGAAATAAAGGAGAGTAGAAATGCCAAACGTGAGACCGCTGAACAGAAAGAAATATAATATATCAAAAAGAGCTTTTCAGACCGCATACAACTATTGCTTGCAGTATACAGAGTGGAAAGAGGAGCTGGCCGTAAAGAGAGACACAAGAGCCGGACAGAATCTGACTGGACAGCCGGGATCACATAACTGTTCTGACTCAACTGCTGACGCAGCCATGGAAGCGGCAGAGATCACACACAAGATAAAGAAGATTGAAGACGCAGCCATGGAAGCAGTCGGAAAAGAAAAAGAGCTATATCCATATCTACTGTATTACGTGACAACAGAATACTGCACATTTCAGACCATGAAAGCCAGAGGCATTCCATGCGAGAGATCATACTTCTATGAAATGCGTAGGAGGTTTTACAGTATCATAGCAAGGAGGATTAAATGATAGAATGCGATAAATGCAAAGCCCAGATGGAGCAGACCGTAAAGGAAGAACATATACCAGAGACAGAACTGGACATCCAATACATTCAGTGCAAACAGTGTGGAAAAAAGTATATTGTACTGTTAAAGGATAACAAGACAAAAGGAATGCTGATACGGATCAGGAACATGCAGGCAAGGTACAGACGTATGTTCGGTAAAAAGAACATTGCGGAAGTAGAAACGTACAGAAAGAGTATGGAGAACTTCCAGAAAGCAATACAGAAGTACCAGGCACAGCTGAGAAACAATAACAAAGACAAGATAAAGGAATATCTGTAATACGGTACTCGAAGGACAAAATAAGTGATATATTGATAACGTGGTATTCAGGAAAGCCACGAATAATCGTTCCCCGCGAGAGAGGGCTTGCTATATGCAGGCCCTCTTTTGAGTTAGGAGGAATATGACGCAACAGGAAACAGAGTTCGTGCGCTGGTGCGTAGCGAACGATATACACAGGTTCTATGTGTGGACCAGGTGGAAGCAGGTCAGGCAGCAGGTGTTGAAGATGGATCACAATGAATGCCAGAGATGCAGAGAGCATCACAGATACACAGCAGCCACGACAGTGCACCATGTAAACTACGTGAAAAGACATCCAGAGATGGCTCTGGACATATGGTACGAGTGGCATGGAGTGAAGAAAAGAAACCTTATAAGCCTTTGCCATGAGTGCCATGAAGCAGTGCATGGTTACAGAAAACCACAGAAGCAGGAACCACTGACAGAGGAACGCTGGGACTGATGCCCCCCGGTCGAAAAAATTGCGATTTTTGGCGGCCGGTCGGAGACCGGTGGGTGGCCTCGACAAATCTGCGAAAGGTCGCACATGATGAAAAAATAAAAAAATAGGGGTGAAAAAATGGCCGAAAAAAAAGCGGATATATTAGAAAGCTTAAAAGAGCAATTGCGAAAAAAGCAGGCAGATATATCTGTATTTAATGACCTTTTAGACGACTATATGACCCTCTATGATGTCAAAAAGAAGTTGAAAGCCGATATCAAAAAGCGTGGAGTGACGTACGAAACCATGTCCGCAAGCGGAAAGGCACAGATTGTGAAACAGAATCAATCTGTTAAAGATCTTGTTGCTGTCAACAAACAGATGCTTATGATACTGGACAAACTGGAATTGACAACAAAAGAAACAATCAAGGGGGATGATGATGAAGAATTGTGATCCACGTATTGAGACGTTCATGGAGGCTGTCGAGTCTGAGAAAATCAGGTCTTCCAGGGATGTTAAAGCGCTGGTATCACATGTCCGAAAATGTTTTGAAACCGAAGACATATATGTAGACAGCGAGCAGCTGACGAAATACATCGGGATCGCTAAGTATTTCCCGTTCGAAACGCTGTTTCCCTGGCAGATCTTTGTAGTAGGACTACATGATTGTACATACTGGAGAGTGTCAAAAACACCGCGCTGGCCGGATCTGTTTTGTATGTTGGGGCGAGGAGCCGGAAAAGACGGTACGATCGCCTGGGAAGCTGCTTGTCTGGTAAGTCCATACAACGGAATCCGCGCATATGACGTCGATATATGCGCAAATAATGAAGATCAGGCGCTGAGACCGTTAAAAGACGTGGTTGAGGCTCTGGAAATGCCAGAGCACACCAAAAAACTGAAAAAGTTTTACAAATGGAGTTCTGAAAAAGTTGTTGGTATAAAAACAAATTCAGCGATTTTGGGAAGAACGAACAATCCGTCTGGAAAAGACGGTATGCGTTCGGGATTGGTAGTATTTAACGAGATACATCAGTACCAGGATTACAAGAATATCGAGGTATTCACGACCGGTTTAGGAAAGAAACCACATCCGCGCCGGTCCTATTACACAACACAGGGAGACGTAAGAGAGGGACCCCTGGACGATATTCTTGAAACAGCAGAGGAGATCCTTTTCGGAGATATGCCGGATAACGGCCTGTTGCCGTTTATCTGCCGCCTGGACAGCAAGGAAGAAGTACACGACGAAAAGAACTGGGAGAAAGCAAACCCATCTCTGCCGTATCTTCCGACGCTTATGGGCGAAATTCGGAAAGAATACCGGGATTGGCTTGCACATCCGGAACGCCTCTCTGCGTTTATGACAAAACGAATGAACATTCCATCTGGAACGGTTGAGATAAAAGTCTGCTCATACGAAAAAATTAAGCTCACGAGCAGAGAAATACCGGATTTGGATGGATGGATCTGCACATGTGGAATTGACTTTTCAAAGATTACGGACTTTGTTTCCGTAAATTTGCATTTCAGAGACGAAAATAACCGGTATGACATCAATCACTCCTGGTTATGCAAACAGTCAAAAGATATTCCACGAATAAAAGCGCCACTTGCGGAGTGGGAAAGAAGAGGTTTGTTGACGATTGTTGACGACGTAGAAATACATCCGGAAGTAATTGTTGATTATATCCAGCTTGCAATGACACAGTATTGCATCAAGGGTATCGCGATAGATGATTTTCGATATGCGCTGCTTGCAGGAGCACTCAGAGAAATCGGATTCGATGCAAAAGCGTACAAAAATCTAAAACTTGTAAGACCGTCAGACATTATGAGAGTTGCAACAGTGATAGATAGTTGCTTCGCAAATGATTATTTCATCTGGGGCGACAATCCGGTTCTCAGATGGGGAACAAACAACACAAAGATGGTCCGGTACGGAAGAAAGCCAGGAAAAAAGGATGATGCAGACATAGGAAATTATGTGTATGGGAAGATTGAAGCAAAAAGCAGAAAGACAGACCCATTCATGGCACTTGTTGCATCTATGACCATAGAGGATATGATTCCGTATGCAGCAGCTGCAGAGCTGCCAGACATCGGCGTAATGATTTATTGAAAGGGGGTGAGGCAGAAATGGGGTTTTCATTCCGAAACCTGATCCGGGGGAAACCAGATCAGGAAGAAAAAGAACCCGAACAGTCAATTGAAAATATCGAGCGTTTCGAAATTGCAGACAGTCCAATTGAAAACATTGTAGCAGAGATATATCTGAGAGAACTTGCTTTTCAGAGGGCAATTCAGATTATTGCGAAACTGCTTGCGAAATGCGAGATTCGTACATTTCTCAATAACGAGGAGATATTCCGGGACGAATACTATGTCTGGAATATTGAACCGAACCGAAATCAAAATAAGCAGCAGTTTTTTGACAAGCTGGTTGAAAAGATGTTTCGCAACAATGAGGCTCTGATCGTGGAGGGTATAGACGGACAGATTTACGTGGCAGATTCTTTTTACACGAACAGAAATGCTCTGTATGGGAATACATACAGCCAGGTTACTGTTGACGATTATACGTTTTTGCGGGCATTCAGATCGGCAGACGTTATGTACTTAAAGCCGAACTGGAAAAATGTAAATACAGTGCTACAGGGGTTGTATGGATCTTATTCAAAACTGATCCAGTATGGTTCTAAGAATTTCTTGAAATCTCATGGATCAAAAGGGACTCTGGACATATCGACAGTAGCGCAGAACTCAAAGAACTTTAGCAAAGACCTGGAGAAACTGCTAAATGAGTATTTCAAGACATTTTTCGAAAGCGAAAATGCAGTGTTACCGCTGTTTGAGGGATATACATTCACTGAGACGAAAAATACAAAGAATTACAATGAGACAACGACACGAGATATTAAGGCACTGTATGACGACATATTTGATTTTACAGCACGCGCATTTGGAATCCCGCCATCAATCTTGAAAGGAGATGTACAGGATAACAGCAAGGCAATTGATGAATTGCTGACTGTTACACTGGATCCGCTTGCAGAATCCCTGGCAACAGAAATCAATCGCAAGCGCTACGGAAAAGCAGTTCTGAAAGGCAGCAAATGCATGGTTGATACTTCACATGTTAAGCATGTGGACCTATTTAGCAATGCGACTCAGATTGATAAGCTTGTGCAGTCCGGAACGCATACAATCAACATGATCCTGCGTGCACTGGGACAGCCACAGATCAACGAAGACTGGGCGGATCAGCATTTTATCACAAAGAACTATGGAACCGTTCAAAATGTTTTGCAGAATATAGAAGGAGGTGAAGAAGGTGCCGAAGATGGAAGAAACACAGAATAAAACTAATTTCTGCTTTAAGCAGGCAGCAGATCCGGCGACGCATCTGCTCTACATTTACGATGATGTATCTGCATACGGAGAATTTGACTGGAAAACATGGTCATACACAGAAAGCGAGACATCTGCGAAGTATTTCCGCGATCAGCTGGCGGCAATTCCGGAAGAGCATACAATCGAGCTGCATATTAACAGCAACGGCGGATCTGTAAAAGAGGGTGTTACAATTTACAACCTTTTAAAACAGTCCGGAAGCCATGTAAAAGGAATCGTGGACGGCGTTGCGTACTCTGTTGCGTTCGTTATACTGCAGGCGTGTGACGAAAGAATTATGGGTGTAGGAACGACAGCTTTGATTCACGAACCATGGGTTGCTACATCCGGAAACGCCAGGGAATTGAGAAAGACAGCGGACGATCTGGACGTGCTTACAGCAAGCAACCGCAAGATCTTCCTGGAACGTTCAAATCTGGACGAGCAGCAGCTTGCGGACATGATGACTGCTGAAACGTTCCTGACACCGGATGATTGTCTGCAGTACGGCCTGATCGACAAGGTAGAAGATTATGGACATGCTCCGGAAAGCGATACAACCAGAGAAGGAATGCAGAAACGTCTCCAGGAAGTTGTACAGCATATGAATGACACAAAGTCATTTAGAGAACAGCTGGAAATTATGCAGAATGGCCAGAAGCCACCGGCGGATCCAAAAGAGCCGACAAGCAACACATTGCAGGGATTCCTGCAGGGATTCAAAAAAGGAGAATAAAATGAAAAACAGAGATTTTATTGCATTGAAAAGAGGGGAAATCCTCAACAAAATGAATGCTGCAGTTGCGGCAAATGACTCAGAGGCGTTTACAGAAGCGTTCATGGAGCTTTGCCAGGAAATTGAGCAGAACGTACTGGAACAGGCGAAAGAGTTGGTAAATCAGAACGACATGAATGTACTTGCACAGAGAGGTGTTCGACAGCTCACCAGCGCAGAAAGAGAATATTACGAAAAGGTTATTGAAGCAATGAAATCCGCGGATCCAAAGCAGGCCCTCAACAATATTGAGACTGTTTTCCCGGAGACAATCATTGATTCTGTATTTGAAGAACTGACAACAAATCATCCACTGCTGTCAAAATTAAATGCAACAACTGTAACTGGACTCACAAGGATGATGTTAAACACAAACGGAGAGCAGAAAGCAGCATGGGGCAAACTCAGCAGTAAGATCATTGAAGAACTGACATCCGGATTCAAAGAAGTAGACGTAACACAGGATAAACTGAGCGCATTCCTGCCAGTTTCAAAAGCTATGCTTGATTTAGGCCCTGCATGGTTAGATAACTACGTGCGTCAGGTGCTCACAGAAGCTCTTGCAAATGGACTTGAGTATGGAATCGTAAATGGTACCGGAAAAGATATGCCAATCGGAATGGCGCGTCAGGTAGGAGACGGAGTGAACGTTGTGTCTGGAGAATATCCGGAAAAAGAGACTATTAAAATGACAGCTCTTGATATGATCCAGCTTGGAAATGTTACATCTATCATGGCAAGAAACAGCAAAGGACAGGCGAGAACAGTAGATAACCTGATTATGATCGTAAATCCGGTGGATTACTGGAAGCGAATCCTTCCGGCAACACGCGCAATGTCTCCGGACGGCGTATATGTTTCAACACTTCCGATTCCTCTGGAAATCATTCAGTCGGCAGCAGTTACAGAAGGAACTGCAGTATACGGAATGGCCGGGAAGTATTTCCTTGGTGTAGGAATGTCCAAAAACGGAAAGATTGAGTATTCAGATGAATACAGATTCCTGGAAGATGAAAGAGTATACCTTATCAAGTTATATGCTCACGGATTCGCACTAGACAACAATGCTTTTGTCGTTCTTGACATTACAGATCTGCATCCGGTTCGCTTCGAGGTTGTAAGCAAACAGGAGGAACATGTAGATAATGCACTGCTGTCTGATCTGAGAATTGGAGGATTAACTCTATCGCCGAAATTTGACAGCGACACAAACACATACACAGCAAAAACAACAACTGCAACAAACACAATCACAGCGTTCCCGAAATCAGGAACAGCAGCGATTGAAATTACTGCAGGATCCAGTAAAGTAACAAACGGCGGAAAGATCACATGGAACACTGGAGCCAACGCCGTAACTGTTAAAGTTACAGACGGAGAACAGACAAAGACATACACCGTAACTGTAACAAAGGAGTGATAAAATGAGTGCTATGTCAGAAAATGATTTATCAAAACTTCTGGAGGATGTCAGAAACTATCTGGACATCACCTGGGACGATCCAAAAGGAGATGAAAAGCTCCAAGGAATGATAAAAAGAGGCATGGCATCATTAGCCGGAAAAATAGGGGAGTGCGATTTCCTGGGAGATACTCAGGAAAGAACACTCCTTTTTCAGCTTGTAATGTATGAATATTCCGGAGAGTTGCAGCAGTTTTGGGAAAACTACAAAAGTGAGGTCATTGGACTGCAGATAGCAAAGAAGGTGGAAGAATATGCCAAGAGCCAGGCGTAAACAGTTTGAAACGTTTACAGATGGGATACTCAGTATCTGCAAAACAGAAGACAGGGTAATCGTAGATACCAAGCTCAAAGACATTCGTTTCGGAAATCGCACAATCGGAGAGAGACGATATTTTGACGCACAGACAGCAGGAAATAAAATAACAAAATTGTTAAGTATTCCGGCAGCAGTGCTGAACAGGGAAGATATTGAAGCTCTTGACATTGTTATCATTGATTCACAAAGCGGCTGGCTCTGGGATCCATTCGATTTTGAGAGAGATGAGATTATCAATGAACATAATCCGGCAATGTACAAAATAGTGCAGATTCAGGAGAAATTTGACGCTGCACCACCTGCAATATATCTGTCACTGGAAAAAATCGTACAGTTGTATAAAGACAGGAGGGGCGACAATGGCGGATAGTATCAGAATTGATGATCTGGCAGCAGAAATAAATCGCCTTGTTGAAGACTATGGAAAACAATGCACTGAGACAACGAAGGAATGCGTAAATAATGTTGCAAAAAAGACAGTATCAAAGCTAAAACAGACATCCCCGGTAAATACCGGAAAGTATAAAAAAGGATGGAAGAAAACTGTTGTGAAAGAAAATTCTACAAGTTTAGTTATTGCGATCCACGATACAAAATACTCCCTGGTGCATTTGCTTGAAAAAGGACATCAGAAAAGAGGGGGCGGAAGGGTAGCCGCAATCAAACATGTAGAACCTGCAGAACAGGCAGCAATAGCAGAGCTGGAAAGGGAGATCATGTCAAGGCTATGATGTCAGCTGAAAATATCAAAGAAATGTTGAATGAAATCGGCTTGCCATATGAATACGATCATTTTTCGACTCATAACTGGATAGAGCCGCCTTTTATCGTATGGAGGATTCCGGGAAGTGATAATTTTCACGCGGACGGGGTCACCTATGCAAAAATCGACGTTCTGAATATCGAATTGTATTCAGACGAAAAGGACTGGAACAATGAAAAGAAGATAGAGGACATCCTGGACAAGTATGGAATCACATACGACAAAACAGGAGAATATCTTGACTCAGAAAAAATGTACGAAGTTTTATACGAAATGGAGGTATAAAGATGGGCAAAAAAGATAACAAAGTTAAGTACAATCTTAAAAACGCACATTACGCATTACAGAACGAAGGAGAAGATGGAACAATTACTTTTGAAGCCCCGAAAGCGATTCCGGGATCTGTATCCATATCACTTGACGCAAATGGAGATATTTCACCGTTCTATGCAGACGGAATCCAGTATTATGTGTCAGCTGCAAACAACGGATATGAAGGAGATGCAGAATTTGCATTAATTCCGGATTCTTTCAGACAGGATGTCCTGAAAGAAAAGAAGGACGAAAAAGGTGTGCTGCATGAAATCAGTGATTCTACGGATACACAGAAATTTGCACTTCTGTTTGAATTTGATGGAGATCAGAAAGGAATCAGACGAGTTCTCTATAACTGCACAGCTACCAGACCGTCAATCGAATCCGAGACGAAAGAAGATAGTATTGAACCTGGCACAGAAACAATTACGATCAGCAATGCTCCACTTCCGAACGGACGGGTAAAAGCTCAGACAACGGTAGACACAGACGACACTGTGTATAGCGGATGGTATAAGACAGTGTACTATCCAGAAACAATCACAGAAGCAACGCAGGCTGTTAATATAGATAAAAAAGCCGCAGGAGAATAAGGATGCTGACAAAAACAATTAAAATTGATGATAAAGAGGTGCTTTTTGCCGCTTCTGCTGCAATTCCGAGAATTTATCGGATTCAGTTCCGGAGAGATATTTTTCAGGACATGGCAAAAATTGAAAAGTCCGTAAAAAAATCACAGGATAAGCAGACTGAAACGAAGGTGTCCGAGTCGGACATCCCTATCGAGGATTTAGAGATGTTCGAAAACGTCGCATTCGTAATGGCAAAACACGCAGCACAGAAAAAGGGACAGGATTTCCCGGAAGATGTATACGACTGGTTAGATCAGTTTGATACATTTTCAATTTATACAATTTTCCCGGAGATTGTAAAACTCTGGAACCTGAACCAGCAGACACAGGCAGAAGCAAAAAAAAACTTCGACCAAGTAGCCGGGAAATGACGACACCTCTATTCCTTCTCAGGTGCGCGCAAGTTGGAATAAGTATCCAGGATTTAGACCTTCTGACAGTAGGTCTTGTCCTGGATATTTTTACGGAAAAAACTAACGACGACTATAAATGGCCGAAAATGGCAACTCAGGAGGATATGGATAAATTCTAAACGGAGGTGATAATTTTTGTCCAAAGGCCGCGACATAAGGGGACTTACGATTGAAATTGGCGGCGATACCACAGGACTACAAAATTCACTTAAAAATGTAAATTCACAGATAAAGACCACACAGGCACAGCTGAAAGATATAAACAATCTGCTGAAACTGGATCCTACGAATACGGAACTGTTACAGCAGAAACAGAAAGCACTTGCTGACGAAATCGAAAGCACGAAAGAAAAGCTGGAAACCTTAAAGACTGCAGAGCAGCAGGCACAGCAGCAGTTTGCAGAGGGAAAAATCTCCCAGGAACAGTATGACGCTCTGAAAAGAGAAATCATTGCAACCGAGGAGAGCTTGAAGTCTCTGGAAAATGAAGCGAAGAATGCACCTACTCAGATGCAGCAGTCGCTTGATGGTCTGAATGCAAAAATAAATACTACACAGACAGAACTCAAAGAAATTGATAAGTTGCTGAAACTGGATCCTACGAATACGGAACTATTACAGCAGAAACAGAGAGCACTGTCTGATGAAATCGGAAACACAAAAGAAAAACTGGAACTTCTGAAAAACGAAGAAGGGGAAGTACAGCAGAAATTCCAGGAGGGAAAAGTATCCCAGGAACAGTATGACGCTCTGAAAAGGACAATTATAGAAACAGAACAGAGCCTGCAATCACTTGAGAATGAAGTTGGATCAGGATCCGCAAAACTGGCCGAGATTTCTGAAACATCCGGGAAAATAGGGGAGTCGCTAACATCTGCCGGAGAAAAAATGCTTCCGGTTACGGCGGCAGTGACAGGACTTGGAACAGCAGCAGTAAAGACTGCGGCAGATTTTGACAGCTCCATGTCCAATGTG